AGCTGTTTGCATTTTGCTGGGGGGGGGTAGGGCCTTGGGGTGACAGGTCACGGTGACGATGGTGTCAGAAAAATTTTATTTTTTTTTAATGAAAATCACTATTCCGCTACCAGATAAAAGGTGACAGTATTAGTCATACGCAATTTGCGTAATCTAACCAGGAGATACATCATGTGGACAAAACCAGCAGCGACTGAAATGCGTTTCGGCTTCGAAGTAACAATGTACGTAATGAACAAGTAATACCCAGGGGCTTCGGCCCCTTTGCTTTATCCCTTGACAATCCGCAAAATTCAAACTACCATGCGAGCATGACATTCCTCTCGATACCTTTTTCGCCACGCGAGTTGAAGGCAACTGAGTCTCGCTTACAGGCCATCTACGATGCAGCAAAGCTTGGGTTGAAGAACGACTCTCTGGCGTTAGCTGCAGGGATGATGCCGTCCGAGTATCGGCAACTCTGCCAGGTCGACCCTGTCGCAGAGATGGCGGCACAAAAAGGTAAGGCTGACGGTGAGAAAGAGATGGCGCAACATCTAGTGGCGGCAGCCCGTGAAGGCGACGCTAAGTCAGCTCTCGCCGTGCTACAGCATGTACACGGCTGGACAGCCAAGACTGAGATCAGCGTAGATGTGTATCAGAAAATTAGTATTACTCAAGCTTTGCAAGAAGCTCAATCGCGTGTTATTGAAGGCACCGTCGTAGACAACGAATAAGGATCATAAGCATGCCATTAATCAGTTCAGGGTACCCAAAAGGAATTTACGGTATTGGTCTTAGAGATCAACTGTTTCCAGGTGAAGAAGAATACTTTAAAGCTAACCCTCATGTAGCAGGTATGGCGGCAGAAGATAACAAAGTAATTCTTAATCCGTATAGCAAAATATCCGATAAAGAAAAAGAATCGGTATTACGTAATGAAGCGGCTAGAGTTCACATGAGGTCAGGCTTACTGCCTAAACCTAATTATGACTTAACGCCTGATCAAGCCGAAGCATTTAAAACGTATGGCGAAGGTGATATGGATGCAATTCGTCAAACTATTGCCGCGCGTATATTCTCAGGTGACCCTTCAGCAAAAACGCCAACCCCCGCACAAATAGAGTATGTAAACCAACTTAAGCAGTTTATGGGCGCTCAGTAAGTGCAACTACCTATATATAGCTCGGATGAAGAACAGTTATTAATGTCACGTCTGTGGGACCCGCGTGTTGCGGACGATCCTGAAGCGTTCGTGCTGTTCGCGTTCCCGTGGGGACAAGCCAACACGCCGTTAGCAAAGTTCAGAGGGCCAAGACAATGGCAACGCGACGTGCTAAGAACAATCGCCAAGCACATCAAAGATAATCAAGGTAAAGTCGACATGTCAACGTTACGTGAGGCAGTCAGCTCAGGGCGGGGGATCGGTAAGTCGGCGTTAGTCAGTTGGCTAATACTGTGGATGTTAACAACACGCATCGGGTCTAGTGTAGTGGTGTCAGCTAACAGCGAGTCGCAGCTCAGGTCCGTCACATGGGGCGAGCTGACTAAGTGGCAGGCCATGATCATCAACGCGCATTGGTGGGAGATCAGCGCGACTAAGCTCGTGCCAGCCAAGTGGGTGTGTGAGCTAGTCGAGCGCGACTTGAAAAAGGGGACGCGGTACTGGGCGGCTGAGGGTAAGCTGTGGTCAGAGGAGAACCCAGACAGCTACGCGGGTGTGCATAACCACGACGGCATGATGTTAATATTTGATGAAGCAAGCGGCATACCTGACGCCATCTGGTCCGTAGGGGCTGGCTTCTTCACGGAGAACATATTAGATCGGTATTGGTTCGCGTTCAGCAACCCGCGCCGTAATCAAGGCTACTTCTTTGAGTGCTTCAACTCTAAACGAGACTTTTGGCATGGGAGACAAATAGATGCACGTCAGGTCGAGGATACAGATAAAGCGGTTTATGAACAGATTATTGCAGAGTATGGTGAGGACTCGTCACAGGCGCGGGTCGAGGTTTATGGTGAATTTCCTTCTGCGGGAGAAGATCAGTTTATCAGCCCGACACTCGTCGAGGACGCATTTAAACGTGAGAGATATAAGGATACGTCTGCGCCAATCGTTATCGGAGTGGACCCAGCGCGGGGCGGGGCGGATAGCACAGTCATCTTAGTGCGTCAAGGCCGTGACATTATAAGTATCAAACGCTACCAAGGCGAGGATACGATGTCTATCGTTGGGCGTGTCATCGAGGCGATAGAAGAGTTCAAGCCTGTCATGACAGTCATCGACGAAGGCGGCCTGGGGTATGGCATATTGGACAGGCTAACCGAGCAACGCTACAAGGTTAGAGGTGTGAACTTTGGGTCACGCGCTAAGAACAGCATCATGTGGGGCAACAAGCGGGCAGAGATGTGGGGCGCCATGCGAGAGTGGCTTAAGACTGCGAGCATACCAGAGGATAGAAAACTAAAGTCAGACCTGACAGGTCCAATGAAGAAGCCAAACAGTAGTGGTACAATCTTCTTAGAAGGTAAGAAAGAGATGAAAGCAAGAGGCATGGCAAGTCCTGACGCAGCGGATGCACTATGCGTTACGTTTGCATTTCCAGTAGCGCATCGTGAGTATGTTGACAAAGGCATAAAAAAGTCGTATGCTAACGGTGGCGGTATATCTAGTTCATGGATGGGAAGCTAAAATGGCTACAAAAAAAGCACATGACAAACCTATTGCGCATACCACAAAAGGTAAAGACGCAAACTACAAGCCTACAGATAAAGGCGCTGGCATGACAGCTAAAGGCCGTGCAGAGTATAATGCTAAGAACGGCAGTCATTTAAAGGCACCAGCACCAAGCCCAAAGACAAAAGCAGACGAAGGCCGTAAAGCCTCGTTCTGTGCTAGAATGGGTGGCGTAGTAAAAAATGCTAAAGGTGATGCACCTAGAGCAAAAGCAGCACTTAAAAAATGGAAGTGTTAAGGACATATTATGGCAGCTAAACCAGGTTTGTACGCAAATATCCACGCAAAACAAGAACGTATTAAAGCAGGCTCAGGTGAAAAAATGAGAAAGCCTGGCGCTAAAGGCGCACCAACAGCTAAAGATTTTAAAGACTCAGCTAAAACCGCTAAAAAAGGAAAATGAAATGAAAGCTAAATCGTTTGAAAAGTCTAAAAAAGACGTAGAGAAAAAAGGCGTTAAAGAAGGTAGCAAAAAAGACATGTACGCAGATAAAAAACAGTCTAAACCAATGCCTATGAAGAAGAAATAATCATGCCATTAAAAAAATCTACCTCACCAAAAGCGTTCCGTGAAAATGTTAAAGCTGAAATTAAAGCAGGGAAACCAATTAAACAAGCGGTTGCCATCGCGTATTCCGAAAAGCGTTCAGCGGCCAAAAAAGGTAAAAAATGAGACTTAAGCCATTAAGCGACTGCATTGTTGTAGAGCAAGACGAAGAAAAAGTAAGCAGTATTATTTTTGTACCAGGTGCTAAGAAGTTGTTTAGCGGATACGTACGCGCAATCGGCCCAGGGAAGAAACTAGAGAATGGAAAACTATCAAATATGGATGTTCAAGTTGGGGATCATATTATGTTTGGTGAGTACACAGGTCAAACGACGACTATCGACGGTAAAGATTACCTAATGATGCGTAACACGGAAGTGATTGGACTGATAAATGAATGATGATATGGTAACCGTCGGTGTTGTCGCTAATGGCGGCAACAAGAAAAGCGATCCTAGGGATATGCTGGCTACAATGCGTAGCCGTTTTTCTATGGCGGTTTCTGCTTATTCAGAGTCAAGAGAAGATGAGCTTGACGACTTACGTTTTGAGGCTGGTTCGCCTGACAACCAATGGCAATGGCCTGCGGATGTGTTGGCAACACGCGGTTCAGTACAAGGTCAGACGATTAATGCTAGACCTTGCTTAACAATCAACAAGTTACCGCAACACGTTCATCAAGTTACTAATGAACAACGCCAAAACCGACCTTCGGTGAAGGTAATTCCTGTGGATGATAATGCTGACGTAGAGGTCGCAGAAATATTCGAGGGAGTTATTAGGCATATTGAATATATCTCAGATGCAGATGTCGCATACGACACAGCATGTGAGAATCAGGTCACCTATGGTGAAGGTTATATCCGTGTACTAACTAAATATTGCGACGACAATACATTTGATCAAGACATTTACATTGGTCGCATCCGCAATTCCTTTAGCGTGTACATGGACCCTACAATCCAAGACCCAACTGGCGCTGATGCTGAATGGTGTTTTATTACAGAGGATATGACAAAAGCTGAATACGAGCGTCAATTCCCTGATGCAGCACCAATTTCATCGATTATGCAACAAGGTGTAGGCGACTCTTCACTAAGCCAATGGTTAACAGAAGATACAGTCCGTATTGCAGAGTATTTTTACATAGATCACACGCCATCTAAGCTAAATCTATACCGTGGCAACATCTCAGTAGTAGAGAATAGCCCTGAAGATAAGCAAATGAAAGATATGGGTCAAAAACCTATCAAGTCACGTACTGCTGACGTTAAAAAAGTCAAGTGGTTAAAGACAAACGGCTTTGAAATCTTGCAAGAACAAGAGTGGGCAGGTTGCTACATCCCTGTTGTGCGTGTAGTAGGTAACGAGTATGAAGTAGATGGACGATTGTACGTGTCTGGCCTTATACGTAATGCAAAAGATGCACAACGTATGTACAACTACTGGGTTTCACAAGAAGCTGAGATGTTGGCATTGGCGCCAAAAGCACCATTTATCGGTTACGGCGGTCAATTTGAAGGCTATGAATCTCAATGGAAAACTGCAAACACGACAAATTGGCCTTATTTAGAGGTTAACCCTGACGTAACAGACGGTGCAGGTAGCGTTTTACCTTTACCACAACGTGCGCAACCACCAATGGCTTCTAGCGGTCTATTACAAGCAAAAGCAGGCGCTTCAGACGATATTAAATCATCTACAGGTCAATATGACTCTAGTTTAGGTGCAACAAGCAATGAACGCTCAGGAAGAGCGATTTTAGCAAGAGAAAAACAAGGTGATACGGGTACATACCACTATATTGACAATTTAGCGCGTGCTATTCGCCATATTGGACGTCAATTAGTGGACTTAATCCCAAAAATCTACGATACAGAACGTGTAGCACGTATTATTGGCATTGATGGCGAAGTAAAATCAGCGAAAATTAACCCTGATCAGCCTGAACCAATCAAAAAAATAGTGAACGAAACAGGCATTGTAGTTGAGAAAATCTACAATCCTAGCGTTGGTAAGTACGACATTGCGGTGTCTACTGGCCCAAGTTACATGACAAAACGTCAAGAATCATTAGATGCAATGAGTCAATTATTGCAAGGCAACCCACAATTGTGGCAAGTAGCTGGCGATTTGTTTGTTAAGAACATGGATTGGCCTGGCGCACAAGAGATGGCTAAACGTTTTGCTAAAACGATTGATCCTAAGCTATTAAATGATGCAGAAGATAACCCAGCATTGGCAGCCGCACAGCAACAAATGGAAGCAATGGGACAAGAGCTAGATCAACTACACGGCATGCTACAAAATGTTAGCAAGTCGATGGAAGCGCAAGATTTGGCAATTAAAGAACAAGAAGCTAACATTAAAGCGTATGATGCAGAAACTAAACGTATTAGCGCAGTTCAAGCGTCTATGTCACCAGAACAAATACAAGATATAGTAATGGGTACGGTGCATGGTATGATTACAACTGGCGATTTAGTAGGTGAGATGCCAGGTCGCGGCGCACCTGAAATGCCTAACCAAATGCAAGAGCAACAACCAATGGCACCATCTGAAGGGATGCAACAATGAAAGCCTGTGACTTTGTAGGAATATTATTTTTAGCGCGTGATGTAACACACTCTGTACATCTTAATACACGTAGCTATTCAAAACATAAAGCATTACAAAAGTTTTATGAGAATATTATTGAATTAGCAGATAATTTTGCTGAAGCTTATCAAGGCCGTCATGGTTTGATGGGGCCAATTTCTTTGCAGTCAGCTAAAAAAACGACTAATGTGCTTGAGTTTTTAGAAAGTCAATTAGAAGAAATTGAAACTGATCGCTATAAAGTGTGCGATGAAACAGATACCGCAATACAAAATTTAATTGACGAAGTAGTAGCGTTATACTTATCTACAATTTATAGATTAAGGTTCTTAGCATGATTGTTTTAATTACCCACTTTACGTTTGCGGAAGGCACTTTAAATGGCTAGATGCGCTGTCATTGATATAGAAACTAACACTCAGGTTAATTTTATTATCGCTGAAGTGACTGACATCCCGCCAATTGGATGTAAACTTGTAGAAATTCCTGATGGATTTAATTGGGATGAGGCTACATGGAAAATAATTACAGAGGTAGATGATAATGCCGACTAACGTTATATTTTTAAAATCAGGAAGTACATTTACGTTACCTAGTGATTTTATTTCACTTAATTCAGTAGAATGTATTGGCGGCGGCGGCGGTGCAGGCGTAGGTGCAATTAGTGGCGGTGGCGGTGCTGGCGCGTATGCTTATTCAAATGACATGAATCAAACAGGTTGGCTTGCAGGCACCACAATACTTTACTATAGTGTGGGCGCAGGTGGAACAAGCGGCGCATCTCCAACAGCAGGTGGAACCACATGGTTTAGTAATACAAATGCAATCCCTGCATCAGGAACATCAGGGTCTATAGGAACTAAAGCGCAAGGTGGTTTTCCCTCAGTAGGATATTTGCGAGGTAACGGCGGTGTATCAGGTAGTTCTACAGGAGTTTTAAGGCGTACTGGCGGACGTGGAGGAAATGCAAGTAGTGCGGCAACTATAGGTTTTGGTGGCGGTGGCGGTGCGCCTAGTAATACAGGCAATGGCGGGAATGGCGGCGCTAGTGATGGTTCTTTTGGGTCCAGTGCATTAGTTGCCAACGGTGGCGGTGGCGGCGCGGGGTCTGCTGAAGGCTTAGGGGGAAATGGAGGTTCTGGTGCTGATACTAGTAATGGCGGTGATGGCGGTTCTTCAGGTAGTAATCCATACACCACTGGGGCAACAATATCAAATGCAGCACAAAATGGTTCTTCAGGCTCTGGCGGTGGCGGCGGTTTAGGCGATGGTACTTTATACCCTAGTTCAGCAAAAGGCGGAAATGGTAGCGCAGCGCCTGTTTGGACACAAACGTCTAATGGTGAAATAGCAGGTAATGGAAGTGGACCTGGTGGAGGATATCCTGCTGGCTCATTAGGAAGTAATGCTTATGGTGCAGGTATGGCTGGAAGTAGCGCTTTTGTAAGTAATGGTGGCAATGGAATTATTGTATTTACATATACTGCGGCAGAACCACCACCAGTATCAACAAATCAACAATTATTGATCGAAATTAGATCATTTACACAACGTAGGAGAATTTAAATGTCAGTTAACTTAAAAGCTATTACCACTCGTCTAGGGTATCAGCAAATTACATCTCTTAGCGCGGCTACAGGACTGACAGTTCCTTCCGTTGATCTAAACGGACTTAATTGCAGACCTGTTATTGCATTGATTACACCTGAAACGCAAGCTGTTCGTTGGCGCGATGATGATGTCAATCCTACAGCATCTGTAGGTATGCCATTAGCAGCAGGTGTTACACTACAGTACGATGGCGATTTGACTAAAATTAAATTTATTGAACAAACAGCTAGTGCTAAAATTAATATCAGCTACTACGCATAGAATTTAAAAACTGTACTAGTGCAGTTCACTAGGGTTTCTAAGGAAACAAAATGAGTGAAAACCAAGAAGTAGAAGTACTAGCGGAAGTACCCGCGCCAGAGACAGAAGTTACGACAGCTCCTGAAACTGATGCACCAGCAGTAGAAGTGTCGGAAGAAAAGCCAGCAGAAGCCTCTAAAGTATTCTCACAAGAAGAACTAGATGCAGCCATTGGCAAACGCTTGGCAAGAGAACAGCGTAAATGGGAAAGAGATCGTGCAGCTCAGGCTTCAACACCTGCAGCACCTAGAGATGTCCCTGCGCCTGATCAGTTTGAATCAGTAGAAGCGTATGCCGAAGCATTGGCAATGCAAAAAGCTGAACAGATGATTGAGCAAAGAGAACAACAAAGGCAACAGCATGAAATCTTAGAGTCCTATCACGACAAGGAAGAAGATGCACGAGCAAAGTATGACGACTTCGAGCAAGTTGCATACAACCCTAGTGTTCCTATTACTCAAGTGATGGCTCAATCTATTCAAGCTTCAGATGTAGGTCCTGACTTGGCTTATTACCTAGGGACAAACATTAAAGAAGCTGAACGTATTGCTCGTTTAGCGCCAATCTTACAAGCAAAAGAAATTGGCAGACTTGAAGCAAAAATTGCTAACGAGCCTGTTACTAAGAAAACAACAAGCGCACCTGCGCCTATATCGCCTGTGACGGCTAAAGGTAGTGGTTCACCAGCGTATGACACGACAGACCCTAGGTCTGTAAAAACGATGTCTACATCTGATTGGATTGCGGCTGAAAGAGCTAGACAAGCAAAGGCATGGGAAGCGAACAAAAACCGCTAACTTTTATATAAGGAAATATCATGTCAAATTCAATCTTAACCATTGATATGATCACTCGTAAAGCTTTAGAAATCCTAGAGAACAACCTTGTGATCACACGTAACGTGAATCGTCAGTACGATGATTCTTTCGCTGTAGAAGGCGCTAAAATTGGTTCTACTTTGCGTATCCGTTTACCAGATCGCGCTTTAGTAACTGACGGTGCAGCTCTACAAGTTCAAGATGACAACGAACAATACACAACATTGGCTGTTGCATCACAAAAACACATTGGCGTTAACTTCACATCTGCTGAATTGACTATGCAATTAGATGACTTTGCAGAACGTGTATTGAAACCACGTATCTCACAATTGGCTTCTAGCGTTGATGCTGACGTTGCAAACGCATACAAAGCTATCTACAACTCAGTAGGTACACCAGGTACTACACCATCAACTTCATTGGTATTGTTGCAAGCTCAACAAAAACTAAATGAAAACGCTGCTGTAATGTCACCACGTTACGCTACTGTTAACCCTGCTGCTAACGCTGGCTTGGTTGAAGGTATGAAAGGTTTGTTTAACCCAACTGACACAGTTTCACGTCAATTCAAAAACGGTATGATGGGTATGGGCGTATTGGGCTTCGATGAAGTTAATATGTCTCAATCAATCAAACAACACACTACTGGTTCATGGGGTACTGCAATCACAGTTACTTCAACAATCACAACTGAAGGTACAAACTCTATCGGTTTGAGCTTCACAGGTTCAAGCAAAACTTGGAACGTAGGCGACATCTTTACAATTGCTAACGTTTACTCAGTTAACCCACAAACACGTGAAACAACTGGTTCATTGCAACAATTCACAGTAACTGCTGCTGCAACTGGTTCTTCAACAACAACAGTAACTGTATCTCCAGCTCTATACACACCAGCTAACGCATTGGCAACTGTAGACAGCTTACCCGTATCAGGCGCTGTGGTAACTATGTTCGGTGCAGCATCAACACAATACGCACAAAACTTGGTATACCATAAAGATGCAATTACATTTGCAACTGCTGACTTGTTGTTACCACAAGGTGTAGACATGGCTTCACGTCAAGTACACAATGGCATCTCACTACGTGTTGTTCGTCAATATGACATCAACAATGATCGTTTGCCTTGCCGTATTGACGTTCTATATGGCTATTCTGCAATTCGTCCACAAATGGCTGCCCGTATCTGGGGATAGTCTAGGTAAGCCCCACTTCGGTGGGGTTTCAACAATTTATTAGTAAAGGAAATTATCATGGCTTTTCCAAATGGTGCAGGTGGTTATCAATTAGGTGACGGCAATTTAGCTGAACTTCGTTTAGGCTATACAGCAGTACCTACGTCAGTAGCTGCTACAGCTACATTAACAGCAGCTCAAGTTACTGCAGGTATTTTGTTAGTTGGTTCAGGCGCTACTGCTGCTCAAACATACACATTACCAGCGGCTTCTACAATCGACACAGTTCTTTCTTCAGCTAAAGTAGGTTCAACTTTTGACTTAGTTGTAGTTAACTTAGGTACATCTTCAGGTACTGGCGCGTTAGCGTTAGGTACAGGTTTTACTGATGGTGGTAACGGTACCGTAGCTGTAGCAATTACATCTTCAGGTCAATTCCGTTTCCGTAAAACAGGGGACGCTGCATATACTGTATATCGTATTGCTTAGTAACATAACTCCACCCTTCGGGGTGGATTTTTAATAAAGGAAATATCATGTCGAATACCAAACCAATTGGTGTGGCGTATACAGACCAAGATATTATCGGTTCTCAATTTGTATTAGCAGGTGAACAACTTGGCTATACAACCGATGCTCAAGGTGTTGTTACCCAACTAACGGATAAATCAACTGCTGTAACTTTAAATAAATCTGCAGGCCGTATTACTATGAACAACGCTTCATTGACTACAGCTACTAACGCAACATTTACATTAAACAATTCTTTCATTAGCGCAAACGATACTGTTGTATTAACAATCTCAGGTGGTCAAACTACACCAGGTTCATATAACGTATTTGCTAACGCTCTTGGTGCAGGAACTGTAAGCATCACATTACGTAATATTTCAGGCGGTACATTGTCTGAAGCTGTTATCATTAACTTTGCATTGATTCATTGTCAATAAAAATAAGGGCTTCGGCCCTTATTTATAGGATAAAAAATGGCTATTACTTATTTGAAACATGAAGTACACGGCACTAAAATTGCTTATATGGAAGCAGAAGTAGAAGCAGATGCACAAAACGGCTGGATAGAGTATAATCCAGATACGCCTGCTAAACCAACAGTAGTTGCGGCTCCCGTCAATGAACTGGAAGTTAAACGACGTAGAAAAGAATAAGGAGCCTTAATATGGCAACGGCTGGCGATCAAATTAATGGAGCGTTACGATTACTTGGCATTTTAGCCGAAGGCGAAACTCCATCTGCAGAGACATCACAAGATGCGCTATCTGCATTAAATCAAATGATAGATAGTTGGAATACAGAACGCTTAATGATCTATAACACTATTGATCAAGTGTTTACCTGGCCACCAAATCAAATCACACGAACATTAGGCCCTACAGGTGACTTTGTAGGCGCTCGTCCAGTATTGTTAGATGATTCAACTTACTTTAAAGACCCAACTAACGGTATTTCTTTTGGTATTAAGTTTATCAATCAACAACAATATGACGGTATTGCAGTTAAAACTGTAACCTCTACATATCCACAAGTGATGTGGATTAACATGGAACACCCTAACATTTCAATGGCTATTTATCCAAAACCTACAAAGGCATTGGAATGGCATTTTATTTCAGTTGAGGAATTAGCTCAACCTGCTACATTAGCGACAGAGATTTATTTTCCACCAGGTTACTTACGTGCCTTTAAATATAACTTAGCTTGTGAAATAGCACCTGAGTTTGGCGTAGAGCCATCTCCTACAGTATCACGCATTGCGATGGCATCTAAGCGTAACTTGAAACGTATCAATAACCCTGACGATATTATGAGCTTGCCTTACAGCATTGTGGCTACTCGTCAACGCTTTAATATTTTTGCTGGTAACTATTAATGAAAAGTCCTATCTTAGGTCAGTCTTATATAGCTCGGTCTATTAATGCTGCGGATAACCGCATGGTTAATTTGTTTCCAGAAGCTACACCTGAGAACGGCTTAGAGATAGGCTATCTTAATCGTGCGCCTGGACTAACAACACTATGCACCGTAGGTACAGGCCCTATTAGAGGTCTGTGGGCGCATCAATCAAACGGTACAGACGCGTACTGCGTATCAGGTACAGGCTTCTATCGTATCAACACAGACTACACATCACAATACATTGGTGAAGTGTTAGGGACAGGGCCAGTCACATTTGCTGACAACGGTACACAGATATTTATTGCCGCTAATCCGTTAGGCTACATCTACAACGAAGTAACCAACGTGTTTGCTCAAATTACTGATCCTGACTTTACAGGTGCGGGAACTGTGTGTTATTTAGATGGATATTTTGTATATAACGAGCCTGATAGCCAAAAGATTTGGATTACGCAACTTCTTGATGGCACGTCAATAAACCCCTTAGACTTTGCTAGTGCTGAAGGCGCTCCCGACGGTGTAGTAGCGCTAAATACAATCCATCGTGAACTATGGGTATTTGGTACAGATACAACTGAAGTGTGGTATGACTCAGGTGCTGCAGATTTTCCGTTAGTCCCTATTCAAGGTGCGTTTAACGAGACTGGCTGTATTGCAGCCTATTCCGTAGCCAAGCTAGATAACTCTCTTTTTTGGCTAGGTAACGACCCTCGCGGGTTTGGCGTTGTGTTTAGGTCTAATGGCTACGCAGCACAACGCGTATCAACACATGCAGTAGAATATGCAATACAGAACTATGGCACTATATCAGACGCTGTAGCGTACACATACCAACAAGAAGGCCACGCCTTTTATGTGATTAGTTTTCCTACAGCAAATGCCACTTGGGTGTATGATGTAGCAACAGGTTCATGGCATGAACGTGCTAGTTTGGTTAACGGCGAGTTTGCTCGTCATCGTTCAAACTGTCAATGTAACTTCCAATCAACAACATTAGTTGGTGATTATGTAAACGGTAACATCTACAAGTTTGACTTAGATGTGTATGCAGATAACAGCGCACCGCAGAAATGGCTACGTTCATGGAGAGCGCTACCTAGCGGTCAAAACAACTTGAAGCGTACAGCACAGCACAGTCTACAGTTAGAGATTGAGTCAGGCGTAGGCTTAAACTTAGGTCAAGGTGATGACCCGCAAGTAATGTTAAGATGGTCTGATGATGGCGGCCATACGTGGTCCAACGAACATTGGAAGTCAATGGGTAAGATAGGTGAATATGGTTATCGTAACATTTGGCGTCGTCTAGGGATGACACAAAAGCTACGTGATCGTGTGTATGAAATATCAGGAACTGATCCTGTTAAGGTAGCTATTATGGGTGCGGAGTTAATCTTAAATGGCACAAACGCTTAACTACACTCGGATACCTGCACCTAGAGTTTCGCTTGTAGATCCACAAACAGGGATTGTAGCAAACGAATGGTTTAGGTTTTTTAATAACCTTTACACAATAGCGTATTCAGGAACTAACACGACTACGCCAGGTACGTATGGTTCGGCTACAAATGTAGCACGGATAACGGTAAATGATTTTGGCGGTATTACAGACATAAGTAGTGTACCAATAGCAATTGACGCTACTCAGATTGTTAGCGGTAATATTAATACTGCCCGTATTCAAGGCGCATACACAGGCATTACAGGCGTAGGTACACTAACGTTAGGTACATGGAACGCAACGCCGATTACTACAACTTATGGTGGTACAGGACTAACAAGTTATGCAGTAGGTGATTTAAGCTATTACGCAGCAGGTACAGCGCTAAGTAAACTAGCCATAGGGTCAAGCACCTTTATACTTACTTCTAGCGGTACAGCCCCGCAATGGACTAACCCTACTACGATAACCGTAGGTAAAGCAACAAATGTAGCAGGTGGATTAGCTAATCAAATACCGTATCAATCTGCACCAGATACTACCGCATTTAATACAAAGTTAACTTTTGACGGTACTAATTTTAAAGTAACGGGTAATATATTTGCCACCGCAGGCACGACAACTATGGCAGATGGGTTTAATTATATACCTGCAGCAGCAGGCGCGCCTACAGGTGTACCTGCAACGATAGCGGGGTATGTACCTATGTACTATGATACAACTAACAATTTCTTCTATGTATATAATGGCGCATGGAAAAAAATACTTTTAGCATAAAGGACGCATAATGGCAACTTTAATACCAAAATACACGCAGGTAACAACATCCAATCGGACAATCGCACAGAAGTTTGCTGAGACTATTTCAGTTAAAGACTATGGTGCTAAAGGTGACGGTACAACAGATGATACCGCAGCAATTAACGCGGCTATTACTTATGCTAATAGCCAAGCTGTAGTTGTAAACCCACTAAGCCCAACTTCTTTAGTGACAGTTATATTTCCAAGTGGAAAATATGTTGTTTCATCCACAATATCGCTGTCAAATAACACAAGTTACTGTAACTTAGAAGGACAAGGTGCCGCCGAGCTTTATTTCACAGGGACTGGGACATGCCTATCAATTGGTAATAATACAAGCTATGGCATACTCGGTACAACAATTAAAAATATTAAGCTACAAAAAGCAGGCGCTAAAGCAGGGACAGGGCTTGTAGTCCAAATAGCAGGATATAGCAACTATGAAGGCTTATCTATTGACGGGTTTGATATTGGCGTATTACACCAAGGCGCTATCAATTGTACATATGACTTTAAACAAAGAGGTATTAGTAACTGTAACTATGGTTTTATAGTAGAAAATATACTGCCTTCTAGTGGATCTAGATTTGCATCTAATTTATTAACAGTTAAAAATCTGCGTTTTAATACAATTTCTAATACGGCATTTACACAACGTGAAGGCGCAGGAATAGCTAATCCTGGTACGGGCGGTGCAATATTAGTAGAAAAATGTACTTTTGAAGGAATTTCTGGTACAGGATCAAGAAGTATATATCTTGTAAATACAGGCGAGGCTGCAAGTCAAGATACAACTGTATTTAGACAATGTTGGTTTGAAGGTTATGGAGAAACACTTTGCATCCTTAATAATGCTAGAGCTACTTTTCAAAACTGTTTTATTGCTAATGGCGGTGCTGCTGGTTTTGTATTACAAAATAATGTTAGTTATTTAAAACTTGATACTGTAGTTACTTATTTCCTTGATGCGCAACCAACAGGCAATTATTTAGTAAGTTTTGTTTCACCTGCTACAGCAGCTAGTCTTTCTAATTTAACTGTAGTTAATTGTAATTTTGAAGGGCTTAAACAATTAACATCAACTTATCCAGATGCTCAATCTGGCAGCCCGTCTAATATCTATCCTCTTAATTTACCAACACCAAAAGTGTATAGAATTAGATACAACGCATACTATCCGTCGGGAAATAATGCACAAAACTGGGGTTTGGTAGTTAACTTATTAACTGAAGTAACTAAGTTAAATGGGACTAACTGGAATTATGCAGATGTTATCTTTGCTGGCTTTGATGGCGTAGATAAAGGTTTTACTTCATTACGTGTTTTTAATCTTGGTACTGGATCGTTAAGTAACTTTGGGAATAACGTAGCATATACTGTTTCTGGCGTAAGTATTACGTTTGTAAACGATGGTACAGGCAGATGGTTTAACATGGATGGCACTTACACGGTATATTAACTATGAAAAAACTAACTGAATTACTATCAAACCCACGTATCCCTGTACCGCTTGACAAGCAAGCGCACTTTAATTCAGGTGGTATCTTGGCGCTTATAGCATACTTTTTTATTGGTTACTACGCTTTATTGCTAGTAATGGTGGTAGCTTTTGCAAAAGAGTGGTATGATTATCAGCATCCAACAATCCATACTTGCGATTTTTATGATTGGTTAGCCACGGTACTAGGCGCTGTCGTTACATTAGGAGTGATTTATGTCTGTTAACTTATCCCCGTTAGGCGGCGCTGGCGCACAGTTCTTCAGCAATAATGGCGTACCACTTGCAGGTGGGTTACTGTACACTTATTCAGCAGGGACATCAACCCCTGCTACAGCTTATACTTCTAATTTAGGTTTAACTGCGCTTGCTAACCCTATCGTACTAGATTCAGCAGGTCGAGTGCCTACAGGTGAGATTTGGTTAACTGATGGCGTTAGCTACAAGTTTGTACTTAAAACTGCCTTAGACGTGTTAATTGCAACGTGGGATAACCTTACAGGTATAAACTCTAATTTCGTTCCATTTACACAAAAGAAACAAACCTTTACGGCTACAGCAGGACAAACTGTATTTACGTTAACTACGATGCAGTATATCGTAGGCGGAAATAACTTAAGTGTATACGTGAACGGTAGCAAACAAATAGCCGCCGTAAACTATATTGAAACATCAAGCACCGTAGTTACTTTTGTATCTGGTCTTAATATTAACGATGTTGTTGAATGTACGACTTCAATAACTAATACTACAAACCCTATTGACTCAGGCCCTACAAGTTCAAGACCTACAGGTAGCGCTATTACAGGTCAGTATTATTTTGATACCACGATAGTTAAACCTATCTGGTGGAACGGCACTATTTGGATATTAGCTACAGGGCTTGCTGCTTAACATGACACAGCAATTAGCTACATCGATGCAGGAAAAAGCGGTAGAGTTATTGTATGAGTCAGTTAAAGATAGACTAAGTATAGATAAGCAACAGTTTAAAAATGTGCTAAAAGATTGGGAACTTGTAGAGTTAATGCAAGATGACAACTTAATTGGCGTTGTAATGATCAAAGGTAACGAGCTTCATGTTAGTTTTAAAGGCGTACCAAAAAGTTCTATACGCAGGCATATTAAAGCAACAGTCGGTGAATTGATGACAAAGTACGGCTATGTAGTAACTTTAGTTTCAAAAGGCAATGATAAAGGTTTAGCTTTTTGTAAACGCCTTGGATTTTATATTACAGGCGAAGATTCAGATAAAACATACATGAGATGCGACAGGAGTAATTATGTTCGGTAATCAATTTAAATTTAGTAGTTTAATGCGTCATCCAGGGTACAACGACCCAATTACCGCTACAATTGCTTCTGTAGGCGGAAGCTTACTTGGCGGAATAATGTCAAGTAACGCATCAGAGGATGCAGCTAATACCCAAGCAAACGCAGCCAACCGTGCAGCAGACTTACAGTATAAAGCTTTTCAAGAACAACAAGCCGCACAAAAACCGTTTCTTGAAGCAGGACTTAAAGGCCAAAACAGACTATTAGACTTGTTAGGACTTAGCGGTAACGCTGGCGCTGAAGGCTATGGTTCTGCTGCTAAGAACTTTAGTATGGCTGACTATCAAGCTGATCCTGGCTATGCGTTCCGTATGTCTGAAGGACTTAAAGCACTTGATCGTACTGCCGCTGCACGCGGCGGTATGTTGTCAGGCGCAGCGTTAAGAGGCGCTACACGTTACGGTCAAGACATGGCCTCACAAGAATATCAAAACGCGTACAACCGCTATCAAACTAACCGCGCAAATATTTTAAACCCGCTACAAAGTCTTGCAGGTCAAGGACAAACGACAGCTAATACGTTAGGTAATGCAAGTCAGAATTATGCGACTAACGCAGGTAACGCGTATATGAACGCAGGTAATGCTGCTGCGTCAGGTTACGTAGGTAGTGCTAATGCGTGGAACCAAGCACTTGGCGGTGCAGCAAATGCGTATCAGCAAAACCAATTGATGAACAGAATATTCCCTAGTGCAAGTGCAACGCCTTATACAAGCGCTTCTAATTTTGAATCGCGAATGGGCCTTCCACAAACAGGGTACGGTAGTTAATATTAAGGATTAAATCATGGCTATTGACGCAAGTATCGCTTTAGGAGTTAAACCAGTACAGATTGAGTCCCCGCTTAATCAGATGGCTAACGTATACGCTTTGCAAAACGCTCAACAATCTAATCAACTTAATCAGATGAAGATGGATGAGTATAAGCGTGGTATTGCAACCACGGAACGTAGAAATGCGTTATTAGGTGGTTTTGCACCAGATATGAGCATAGACCAACAAGTAAACGCATTAGCTAGAGGTGGGTTCTTAGATGAAGCTAAAGCTTTGGCTGAATCATCAGCTAAAGTTAGTAAAGATAAACGCGAAGCTGAAAAAGCGGCATCAGACCTTAAAGCTAACAGCATTAAATTTCACCGCGATTTATTGCCTACGGTTAGAGATCAAGCCTCATATGAACAATGGGGCATGAACGCAATTAAAGACATCCCTGAACTAGGTAAAATGTTACCTGCACAGTATGATCCTGCGCTTATTCCGCAACTAGCTATGTCTGCGGATAAGTATATTGAAGCTAACAAGCCTCAAATATTGCAACAAAACTTAGGCGGTAAAGCTAATATTGTAAGCGTAAATCCATATACAGGAAAACAAGAAATAGTAAGCTCTTCTGCAATGACCGCAACGCCTGGCGAACAAAAACCAACCTTTAATCAAGGCGCTTGGTACTATCCGCCTACAGCAGAAAATCCGCAAGGCACCGTAGCTGGCGAAACTAGAGCTGATAAGCCAAAACCACTAACAACGCTACAAGATACTAAGTTACAACATGACATAGGTAAAGATTATAAAACAACACAAGATGCAATTGCATCTTTTGCAGACGTTAAAAAGGCTACCGCGCAAGTTAAAAGTTATACTAACGCTCAATTAGGTAAAGTAACAGGAAAATACGGCGAATATTTACCTTCATTAGGTGAAACAGCTAAAAACGTAGATACCGATTTAGCTAACTTAAAAGGCAAGGTAACTTCACTAGGTAAAATTGCCGCTAGTGCTAGCGGTGCAATTGGGTCTATGGCAGTACAAGAATGGACTTTAGTTAGAGATATGATAGCTGCGTTAGATGAGACAAAAATGACGCCGCAAAAACTTAGACAACAAATGGACTTAATTGACGCTCAACTTGCAGGCGCTGAAACAAGATTGCGTGATGCGTATACTACAACCCATCAAGAAGATTTTGTAAGGTACCCAAAACGATTTGAACTTCCACAAAGTACAAACGCACCTGCGGCAGCTAAACCTAACGCGCCAGCAAGAAATCCTATGAAAGCACAAGCGTATGAAGCATATTTAAAAGCACATTCAGGTGACAATAAATAATGAATGAACAAGATGTAGTCTCATTTTTTACGGGTAAAGGATACGAACCGCATCAAGCGGCAGGTATTGCGGGTAATCTTATGCAAGAGAGTACATTAAATCCTACGGCAAAAAACCCTACGTCGGGCGCATTTGGTCTAGCGCAATGGCTAGGTAGCCGTAAAAAGTCATTTATGGACTTTGCATTAAAAAATAAAAAAGATATTAAAGACCCGACAGCGCAGTTAGAGTTTATTGATCACGAGTTAAACACAACGGAAACACGTGCTAGAGATAAGTTGTTAAACTCTAAAGATGCAACTGAAGCCGCGTTTAATTTTTCAAATCATTACGAACGTGCTGGCGCTAACGAAAAGAAAAACGCTACGCGTGCAAACTATGCAAATAGAATATTAAGCTCAATCGTTCCTTCCGCACAAGCAGGTGAAAATATGGCTAAACCGTTATCTTATGACGAATGGGTTGCAGCAGGCGAACCGAAAGCGCCAATTAAATCTGACATACCTTCACGTAAATCTGAAATACCTTCACGTAAATCTGCAACATCTGCGCCATTATCTTATGACGAATGGGTAGCAGCAGGTGAACCAAAAACGCCAGCAGAACATGAAATTAGCAAATTGTCTGTTGCAGATAATTTAACTCGCAAAGCTAGAATTGCACTCGGCGGCGCAGCGCCTGCTGTTGTAGGTGCAGGTGCTGGCGCTTTACTAGGAACTTTAGGCGGTCCTGTTGCACCACTTACAGTTCCTGCAGGCGCGTTAATTGGGTCTATGGCGGTTCCTGCAATTGACTTAGGTATTATGGGGTATAACTATTTAGCTAATAAAAATATTCCTACCGCATCTCAGTCAGTTAAAAATATGCTAGGTACGCCTACACCCGCAACAACAGGTGAACGTATGCTTGACATAGCATCAAGTGCAATATCACCTGCAGGGATTGAACCTGCGGCCGCTAATTTAGTTAAATCAGCGCCAGGGTTGTTAGGTCGTGCAGGAAAAGAATTTAGCCGCGCACCAATAACTCAACTTGCAGTTGCACCTACGTCTGCTGCAGTTTCTCAAGGCGTTGCTGAAACTACCGATAACCCTTTATTAGGCGCAGCGGCTGGTTTAACTACCGCCGTAGCTGGCAACACACGTATGCCTAAAGATGCGTTTATACCTGCGTATAATGCAGTTACAGGTAAGAATGTACCTTTAAAAATTAAAGTTCCAACAGCAGGTGAGTTAACCGCTAGAGCGCAAGCAAACTATGATGTTTTGGATAACTCAGGGTTTCAATTAGACGCACCATCTTTTAATGCGCATTTTTCTACGATACCTGATAAATTACGAAAAGATATTGGCTATGTAGTTAGACCTGGCTCAGAAGTTGATGCAGCAATTAAAGAATTAACCGCAGGAAATATTAAAGATGTTGCTGAAATAACTACGTTGCGTAAAGTTATTGGGGGTTTAAAAGCTAGTGATAAGCCACGTGAGCGCCAAGTAGCAATGGAATTAATGGATGAGTTTGATGACTATGTTCTTCATGCACCACCTAGCGCTATAGTTGGCGGAACTAAATCAGCTATAAAAGCGTGGGAAGCAGCAAGAGAAGATTATGCAAAAATGAAGAAAAGTGAAATATTTACTAGCATTTTAGATAAGTCAGATTTTACGCAAGGCGATAAAGGTAAATATATTGCAAGTAAAGTTTCAAAAATAGCGCAAAATGAAAAGCAAATGCGTGTGTTTACGCCAGCAGAACAAGAACAAATTAAAAAAGTTGCTGCAGGTGGCCCTGTTCAAGCTTTGCTTAATACAGTAGCTAAATTTACACCGATGACTCCTGCAGCCGCAATTTTTACCGCGGTCAATCCTTGGGGCGCGTATACCGCTGCAGGTGGTATGGCAGCTAAAACATTAGCTACATCAAGACAAGAGCAAAAAGTTAATAATTTAGCTAAAATAATGCGACTAGGTACCGGCAGTCGCCCACCTATGTTCCAAGGTGCTACAGGTAATTTACCTTTAACCTATCGTGAGGCAACAAACGCGATAAACATGCTTAACAACCAAAATCAAAACGCATTAGCACAATAGGACTTTATCATGGACGATCAAACAACGCGACTGAATAGAATTGAAGAGAAGCTGGATAAGGTAGGCGAGGCAATCATCTCTTTAGCCCGTATGGAAGAACGAATGATTACGTTGTTCAGACGCATGGATAACTACGATCAAAACCAAAACACACTTGAAGGTAGAGTGAACAAGATTGAAGTTGCACACGCAGGTAGCGCATGGGTCGAGCGTATCGTATGGCTGATCGTAGGTGGCCTTGTGATGGGGACTATCTATTTTGGTAAATAGCCGTAATCTGTCAGACCTACATCCTAGAGTTAAAACGCTATGTGAGCGATTCATATTTTCATGTGCAAAGCAAAACATCGACGTCATTATTACGTCAACGTTCCGTGATACGGAATCTCAAACAGCGCTCTACAATCAAGGGCGCACAACACCAGGTAAGATAGTCACTAACGCTAAGGCAGGTCAGTCATTTCATAACTGGAAAGTTGCGTTTGACTTCTGCCCAATCGTCAACGGTAAATGTCAATGGGATAACAAAGCGCTATTTACTGCTTGCGGGATCATCGCAGAAGAGCTAGGCTTGGAATGGGCTGGCAGATGGACTGGCAAGTTTAAAGAATTAGCGCATTGTCAATACACAGGCGGATTAACTTTACAAGACTTCCAATCAGGTAAAACACTATGAAGCAATGGTATAAATCTAAGGTATTATGGTTTAACTTTATTGTCGGTGTAGGAGCAGCATGTGAAGCATCTCTTAATATTGTGCAAGGCTATTTTGATCCTCGCGTATATTTCGCTATTGTTACCGCTATCTCTGGTGTTAATATGGCTTTACGTTTTATATCTACAACTAAGCTCACCAAATGAATCTTTGGATACTATATTGGAAACAGATCACCGTGGCCTGCGCTATTGTAGCCGCTGGGTTACTGGGTTACTATCAAGGCTATGCAGGCGAAAAGGCAAAGTTTGATGCGTTTAAGCTAGAATTAAGCATCCGTACTGAAGCTTTGCAACAAAAGAATAACGCAATTGTCACCGAACAGAAACAAATTACTTCTAATGTAACGAAGGAATATGCAAATGCTGTCAAGAAACTTAATGCTTACTACGCTGCTCACCCTAATATTAAATGGGTGCGCGACACAGATACCCGTGACGTGTCCGACATTTCCGACACCACCGAAAGCATTGATGGAAAAACCGAAAGCGATGTACCTAGTACCGTCGACGCTAGTCCCTTAGACTGCGCGTCTGACGTCTTACAATTGCTACACTTACAAGAGTGGGTTAGAGACCAAGAAAATGTTAATCGATGAAGGCTTAAAGACTTACGCAACAGAACGCCAAAAAGAATATATTGACGCAGTTAACGAATACGGTGGAATTAGATCTGCCGCCAGATCACTAAACATTAATCACAGCGCAATTGTAGAAGCTTTTAGCTTACTGCGTCGCCGAGCTGCCACAAGCGGATACGCACCTGAGCAAGACATGGTGCGACCTGTACCAGAGCCGTTCATTGTTAGAGGTGTATCAACCTACTACAACGCTGAAGGTAAAGCGTCAGGTCAATGGGTCAAGTCTAAGATAGACGACAGCAAACTAGAGGAAACAATTAGACAGTTTGTATTAACTCTAGCTGAAGGTGTAAAAGGTCTAGCGCCCTTAATAGAAAAACCAAAACTAAACAGGTCAGATGTTATGACTGTTATCCCTATGGGTGATCCGCATTTCGGATTACACGCCTGGCATCAAGACGCAGGCGATGACTTTGACTTAGAGATTGCAGAGCGATTAACTTGTAATGCAATTGACAGGTTGATTGCAAGCTCGCCTGATTCTGAAACGGCTATGTTGCTTAACTTAGGCGACATGTTTCATGCAGACAACCAAAAGAATGTAACTAACTCAGGCCATCAACTTGACGTTGACGGACGCTGGGCAAAGGTACAGCAGATTGGGCTTCGCGCCATGATTTACTGTTTACAACAGTTACTAAAAAAACACACTAAAGTAATATTTAGAATTAACAAAGGCAACCATGACGGTCATTCATCTTACGCATTAGCGTTAATGATCTCATGTTACTTCCATAACGAGCCTAGAATTGAAGTAGACTTGTCACCTGCCGTATCTTGGTACTATCAGTTTGGTAAAGTTTTAATCGGGTCTACACATGGCGACACAATCAAAGGTAGGGACATGTTGTCTATTATGGCTGCGGATAAGCCAGTCCAATGGGGCGAATCTAAATTTAGATATTGGTATGTCGGACATGTTCATCATAAAGAAGTAAAAGAATATCATGGCGGTACAGTAGAATATTTTAGAACACTTGCAGCTAGAGATGCTTGGCATCAAGGACAAGGTTACCGTGCGGGTCGAGATATGTGTGCTATAATTTTACATAAAGAACACGGCGAAATTGAACGTCACACTTGTGACATTGGCTTAATAGAGGAGTAACTATGTCTGAACGCACACCCGAAGAAATTTGTGAGGACCTTCTAGGCCAAACAATTGAAGAAATCGAAGTTGATTATGATACTGAACTAATTACAATCATCACTAACTTAGGTAGAATTGAATTTAGTGGCGACGGATTAGAGATGTATGTCGAAACTGATGATTATGACTCTTAAATCGATTTTTTATTAAAATCGGTAGATTTTCGGCTTCTGCAATCGACGTATAACGCGAGAACAGAGTGGGGTTAAGGCTACCATAGCCCCACACATGCAAAACCCTGCCAAAAAGGCAGGGAAGTAGCAAATCGCGTATTCAGTCAAAGTTAATGCGTAATTCATCAATATCTATCTCTATTTCACGGTCATTTGGCATTTTTACCATAGCAGTAGTGGGAAAGTGACCTGACCTCAGCACTTCAACGACACATTCACCTTTATCCCACCAACACCATTTTTGTAACTGCACTTTTTGATCTCTCATTTTACCACCCCAACTGATTAAAGCCACTAGCGATACTCACAACTGTTTTCTTGTGAGTTCTTTTTGGCGCAGCAAGTGGAAAGTCTAATAAACGATAAACACCTGGCGGGTCCTCTTCGCGTTTTCTTTTCTTAACGCCAGACCCAGCGAACCGTTCTACGGTCTCTTTTGCTAATTGCTCTACAGTTTTAAGTTTGAACGGCATATCAGGGTTAGCATAATACTGTGACACCATGATAGTTTTAAGTCTACGTTCTTCAATCTTATCTTTATGTAGCTTGATATAGCCTTTATCTATCAAGCGATGTAGATGATTGCTCAACTGATCTTTACCTAAGTTAAACGCTTCCATCAACATACGACGCGTCTGAGGCTTTTCTGCCATAAGATTATACATTGATTCTTTTAACCGTTCATACTTTAACTGTTGTTCATAGCTCATTTTATATCCTTATATCTAGTCGCTAAGATTAGTTGACAATAATGTATGGCCTTACGTATATCTTCAGCGCCATTCTTAGCAATATGACGTGTAATGTACTTGATTACGTTGCCCTCTAAAAAACCTAGTCGGTTAGCCGTGATGTATTCTACTGGCTGAATAATCATGTCTTTGTAGTGCGACCCACCCTCTTGTTTATTTAGCGGACTAACTTTTAAACTACACCACGGACACACCTCATCCTCATACTTTTCTGACCCGCATGAGTCACATAACACAAACTCTCTATCTGCGCCGCTACCCATTTTTTGCCTCTTCCTGTACTTGTGCGCCTATCTTTTCTAACACACCGTCGCTTAATAACGTAGTGATGTCAACCGCAGAATCAGCTAACTCAATAGCGATAATGTCAACGTAAGTCGCTGCAGGACTGTCGCCAGTCCCTAGCGGATCGCGTTCAACTTCTACGTCTGCGTAGACATCTAACTCGATGCCATAAACTTTTACCGTGTATAAACCCATGATGTTAATTTTCTCCATAATTTAGTTAAATAACTTGGCTCGTCATCAAACGGAATCCAAGGCGTAGGGTCTACGTGACCGAACTTAAAGTTTTGCTCACTCCAAATCTCACGATTGTTCATGGGCGTACTGCTCCTTTCAATATCTCTACACGCTCACGTGCAGCACGTAAGATAGTGTAGCGTTGATGTAAACGTTGTAACATAGAGATACGCTTCTCGCCTTCACGCTCGTTTTCTAACAAGGCTAACACTTCATCCTCGCTTAACGTAGTAAGCTGCGCATTAAGTGATCGCCAATTCAATCTAGTCATTAGTAAACCTTTCCAGAAAATACATGTGTGATACCGCCAACATCTCTTACTTCTACTGTACATCCGTATCGGTCTTTGTTAACCAATACGACTGTATATGCGCCCACTATAAAGCTTAAGAATAGACATGTCAAGAATATCTTTACATCATTCATAATGTACCCCCTGCACCATGTTTCCATTCGTATGCTTTGCCTGGATCAACATCATCATCAAAGTTAACTTCTCTTGATTTGCACCATTTACATTCTTGCGCTGGTTGTTCATCAGGCACATATTCAATACCTAAATCATCACCACATCTTTTACATATCAACACATAATCCTGTGCAGGTTGTTCTAATGCTTCTTTACAAGCTTCAAGTGCTTTAATCGCTAGTTTTAATGCTTCGTCTTTAGTCATGTTAGTTCTTCCATAGCAATATCAGAAATAGCCCGTTTGTCATGCAGGGCTGCCCATATACGTTCGTCAACGGTTTTATTTGTCAACATCACGTAACACCATACATCATGCTTTTGCCCGCTACGGTGTAAACGGCCTATCGTCTGCTCATAAAGCTCAAGGCTCCAGGGCAACGATAGGAATACAATCTTACTGCCGCCATGCTGTAAGTTGAGGCCATGACCTGCAGACTTAGGATGCACGAGCAGTAGTTCTACTTTGCCATCGTTCCATCGTGTGATGGCATCATCATCATCTAGCGTTACAGCCTTCGGATAACGTCGCTTAAGTTCTGCTAACTCCTCTTTAAATGCGTATGCAATGATGGTGTTAGCGTGTTGGTTCTCTTCTAGCAGTTCGTCAAGCCTATCAAACTTATGCTTGCTAAACCATGTCGGTACGGCATCTGCGTCATAAATAAAGCCTGACGCCATCTGCTGTAGCTTAGATGTCACTACGGCAGCGTTAACTGCAGCGATCTGTGTGTTACCGAACTGAACGACAAAGTCTTTCTTCATCTTTTCATACGGCAGTCTGTCGTCCATGTCACAGCGTAACTCGACTGTGTGCAGTAACGGCAATTTGTCTTTATATTCGCCAGCGTCTAACACAAAAGTGGCAGGCTTAATAATTTCCATGACCTGCTCAAGCGCGTTAGGTCTTGGCACCCAGTCACCGTATTCTTTATTGATTAAGATAAAGTGCTGTTGCATGAACGCACCCTTGCTACGCCCTAATATTGTTTGATCCACAATCTTACATTGTCCAAACACGTCCTCAAGGCCGTTGCTAGTAAAGCTACCTGTCAAGCCCCAGCGTATGTTGATCTTGTCTAATAGCTTTGACAGCGCCTTGAAACGTGCGCCTGACGGGTTTTTTAACCTAGTTAATTCGTCAAACACAATGCCGTCAATGCCGTTCAAATTATGTACAGACTGCAAATTGTCATAGTTTAGCACCACAATATCTGCGTCAGACGCAAATGCTGCGTCACGATGCTTAGGCGTACCGACAGCCACAACGAGCTTAAGCTTAGGCGCCCATTTCGGTTGCTCGACAGGCCACACGTCAGTACAGACACGCTTAGGGGCTAACACTAAGAAGCGTGTCACTACCTCAGTCTCAATAGCGTCTTGCATGGCGGTGAGCGTGATGGCGGTCTTGCCTGCACCCACAGGCGCTAAAATCATGGCACGGTCATGCTCATACAGGAAGTCAGCCGCCGTGTCTTGATAGGGTCGTAGTTTTAGCCCACTCATCTATATCATCCTTATTCCATAAACATGCGTAATGTTGATTGAGCCTCTGCATATCAGACGCAAATAACTTCTGCAGTTCTGACAGCTTACCGCCCTCTGTTTTTATTTCTACAAACCATGTCTGTCCATTAGGCAGACAGGCTACACGATCAGCCACACCCCGATGCGCTGGCGATGTGAACTTGTAGCTCTTGCCACCTAACTGCTCGACTACTTTTTTAAAGTATGCTTCAACTTGTTTTTCTAACATGAGGACACATTACTTACCCTTTTTCTATGTGTCAAGCAATTTATTATTAAATTAAATGTTGACATACTAATTTTATGTATGCTAATCTGCAAACTCAATAGGTAAATTAAAGGAAACTAAATGCAACACTCTTCAGTCGTAGGCGGTTCAACCGCTAAACGTGTTATTGCCTGCCCTGGCTCAGTCGCGCTCTGCGACAAGATGCCACCACGTCCTTCTAATAAGTATGCAGACGAAGGAACCCTACTACATAATGTGATTGCAGAAATACTTGACAAAGGCCACACGCCTGAGCATTACCTTGGCACCGTGTATGAAGATCAAGTGTTAACGCAAGAACTGATTGACAACAAAATCAAACCTGCGCTTGATGCGTTAGATGCCATTGACCCTGACAAACAGATGGAGTATGCAGTCGAGACACGCGTAGGCTTTGGTGACTTCTTACCAAACGTATTTGGCTCAACCGACTTCTTAGGTCGTATCGGTGACACAGCCTATGTATTAGATTGGAAGTTCGGTGACGGTGTAGCCGTGGAAGTAGAAGAGAACCCACAGCTTATGTTCTACGCTGCTGCTGCCATGCGTACTAAAGAAGTGTCATGGGTGTTTGATGGCGTGACATCTATCGAGATGATTATTGTTCAACCGCCTAACGTTAAACGTTGGACGACAAACGTTAACCGTATCAAGTTATTTGAACAGTCATTAGCCCTTGCAGTCCGTCAATCACAAGCACCTGACGCTAGACTTAATGCAGGCGATCATTGCCGTTGGTGTGCAGGCAAGCCTATCTGTCCTCAGATGACTGGCGCTGTTGACCGAGTGTTGCCCACCAAATTAGATGCGTTGCCTGTAGAACAAATAGGTGTATACTTGCAAAACGCCGACGTAATTGAACAATGGATCACAGACTTACGTGCGTTAGCTTTCCAAATACTAGAGGCAGGTAAACTTGTCCCAGGCTATAAGCTAGTTGCCAAACGTGCGACTAGACAATGGGTCAACGAAGAGGATGCGAAGTCTGCACTTCTTAAAGACCTACCAGAATCTGACATAATAGAGACGACGTTAATCTCACCAGCTAAAGCTGAGAAGGTGCTTAAAAAACACGGTCTTACTTTACCTGAAGGGACAGTCGTCGCTATTAGTTCAGGTAGTACGCTGGCAAACGAGGATGATCCTCGCCCAGCATTGTTGCAAATCGGACAGCAATTGACCGCTGCCCTTAATAAAATCATCTAAAGGAAATTAAAATGTCTAATATCGTAACTTTTTCACAAGCAAATCTACCAGCAGTTTCTTCTTTAAGCACAGCCTTACGTTCACTTGAGAACGATGTATCGCCAGCAGGCGTTGCTATTCTTAAGATGGATAAGACAGGTCATTGGGTGTTTGGTGCAGACCAAACAGAAGTCGAAGATGATGCTACATGGGCTGTCAATCCGTTCTCATTCATTCATGGCTTTATCGCCTGGGGTGATGGCGACGTATTAGGTGAGAAGATGGTGTCAGTATCACAGCCGTTGCCTGAGCTTGATGGTGCGCCACCTGCAGC